TGGTGCTGTGTATGGACCCGCGCGTGCAATCGCTTGGCGGACCCTGGACGCCCAATACTTCGGACTGGCCCAACGCCGCCGCCGTGTGTTCGTTGTCGCAAGTGCTCGAGACGGGTTCGATCCCGCAACGGTACTTTTTGAGTGGGACGGCGTGCGCCGGGATTCTGCGCCGAGCCGAGAAGCGAGGGAAGGATCTGCCGGCCGCGCTGAAGCAGGCGCTACAAGCGGTGGCTACACCCCTGAAGTGACCGGCGCGCTCACCGCTCGCAGCGTTCGCAACATGGGCCAATCTAATGACGACGTGAATGGCCACAAGATCATCTCTATGGCCCACGGCCAAGGCGGCGCCGAGATCGGCTTAGACCGTAGCCCGACGCTGACATGCAATCACGAGGCGCCGATCGCGGCCTATCCAGCGACCACGCACACGCTACGCGGCGAAGGCTTCGACACCAGCGAGGACGGGACGGGGCGCGGCACGCCGCTGGTTCCAGTCGCCTTCTCGTGTAAAGACTACGGCGCGGATGCTGGCGAGGTTGCGCCGACGTTGCGCAGCATGGGGCACGACAAGAGCCATGCGAACGCAGGCGGTCAAATCGCCATCGCCTTCAACGCCCGCCAAGACCCCGACCACTGGCACGACCGCACCGGGCCGCTTGATACGGATGGCAGCACGCAGGCGGTCGCGTTCGCACAGAACAGCCGCGATGAAGTGCGCCTCGAAGGCGGCGACGGCCAGCGCTGCGGGGCGATCAGCACCGGAGGCGGCAAGCCGGGACAGGGCGTGCCGATGATTGCCACGACGCAGGTGGCCGGCGCGATGTCGGCATCCGGCGCGACCGAGAGGAAGCATGGTTTCGGATGGGGGCAGCAGGATTGGGAAAGCGGGTATTGCCAGCCTGATGCGCACATGAGGGTGCGCCGATTAACGCCCACCGAATGTGCACGCCTCCAGGGACTTCCAGACGACTACCTGGACATCACCTATCGCGGCAAGCCCGCTGCGGACGGGCCGAAGTACAAGGCGATTGGAAACTCGTGGGCCGATCCTTGCGTGACATGGATCGGGCAGCGCATTGCCGCGAGCCTCGAATTACTCACCCCGGCCGCGCCAGCTCCTCCAGCCTCTCGGAGAGCCGGCGCAGCCAGGTTACGCCACTTCCTGCGCCGGCCGCGCATCAACCAACCTCGGCAAACCGCCCTTCGTCCATCACGTCGCGCCGAGTTCGCGGCAGATAGACTCCTTGGTCTGCATCGCGTATCCGGCGCTCGCGGTTGCGCACGCTCTGCCACATCTGCGGCGGCGTGATCCGGCGCCCGGGATTGACCTTGTTGAACTCGGCGATTGCGCTGCGCGCCTCGGTCATGCCGTCCTGGTCCTGATCCATCGCAGCCCGAGCGAACTGCGTCATCAGATCCTGGCGGCGCTCGTTGAGTCGTCGATCGGCGCTCATCACTGCGCTGCGCCCCTCGAAGGCCAAGCGGATCTCGGACGGCGAGAAACCGGACGCCTGCCCCAGCACGCCAGCCAAGCTCACTTCGTCCTTGATGACCACGCCCGTGCGATCGACTTCGCCTTCGCTGTACTGGCGGTACGCCTTGATCGGGTTGCGCGCGAAGATCGGCAGCATGTCCTCCAGCCCGCGGCCGTAGTCTCCATCTGCCATCTTCTGCGCGCCCTTGGCGGCATTCACCCCCATGCCGATCACCGGGCCAAGCATGGCGGTAGCGAACGATTCGGCCCAGCGCTGCCCCTCCAGGCTCTCATTCACGTCCGGCAGCAGCAGTTTGTCCAGGCCGACGCGGCCGGAAATGTCCCACGGCGTCAGGCGCGAAAAGCCCTTCGCGATCACCTCGGCCGGCTTCGTCCCGAATGTGTCGGCCAGCATGTTGCGTAGCGCAACCTCAGCGGCCCACGGCTCATCGTCGCTGCCGCCCAGCGCGGATGCCAGCGTCAGCAGCGTTCCCACCATCGGCAGGCCCAGCACGCCCGCAGCGGCCGCGTGCGTGGTCATCAGCGCCCCGAACACCTTGCGCGCCTCGCGCCGAACCTCGGGCGACTCGCCCTTGACTGACTGGTAGGCGTTGCGCGCGAGCGTGTAGATCATGTTCTGCGCGTACTGCTTGAACAGCAGCACTACCTTGGCGACGTTGCCCTGCATCACCCGCGGCCGGTTGCCGGTCGAGTAGTCGAAGTGCCCGTCGTAAGTCGCCTTCACCGCCTGCGAATAGGCGGTGTCGTGCTTGGCGCCAGCGTCGCGCGCCAGCCGGTAGGAAGCCAGGAACGTCGCTTGACGGTTGAAGCGCTCGGCGTGGTGGAACAGGTAGCTCGCCAGCCGCATCACCGGGCGGATCTTCCACATCACCTTGGCGTCCTCGCCCTGCGCGATGCCGGCAAGGTCGTGGGCCATCGTCACGTCAATCACGCCGGTTCGCACCGCCTCGTCGTAGGCGGCGATCTCGTCCTGGTGCTTGCGCTTCGCCTTCGGGTCTTGCTCGTTCTTCAGCCGGTCAGCCAGGACGGCGCGAAGGTCGTTCTTGCCTTCCACCACTTCAGCCGAAGCCGCCATCAGCGCGGCGCCCGCCTTCCTGAACCCCCACTTTGCGCCCATCACCGGGTAGGCAACCAGCGGCGTTTGCGACAGGTTCACCACCGCAGCGGCCGGCGAAATGCCCAGGTAGTAGACAAAGCCGAAGCTCGTGAGCGCAGTCGAGAGCGGGTTCCCCTTGGGGTTCATCGTCGCTTCGTGGCGCTTGTTCATCTCATCCACGACACGCTGCGCCGCCGGCTGATCGAACCCCTCGATCGGTGCCATCTCATCGACGTGCTTCTGCATCCGATCCAGTTCGGTCTGCATCTGGTCGCCGTACTTCAGCTTGGCGAGGTAGCGCGCGCCGTGGAACGTGTTCTGCGCGAACGCGCGCCGCGCATCGCTCGAGAAGCCCGGCGTTCCCTTGCGGTGGATGCCGTGCTTCGCCCACGACAGATCGGGGAGCGACGACAGGTAGAGCTGCCCCAGGGTGTCTTCGAGCTCGGCCTGCACACGCGGATCCAGCCCCTGCTCGTCCAGCGCCTCGTAGAGCTCGGTCATGAACCCGCGGCCCACCATGTCGCGGCCGGCGATGAACTCCTTGCTCAGTGTCACGCGCCCGACCTGATACCCATCCCTGGCCGGGAACGCCTTCACCATCTCCGCGCGCATGGCCTCGGCCTCGGCCATGGTCTCGGCGCGCGACACGCTCACCACCTTGCCGGCATCGTCCTTCGTCACCACGACGTATTGACCGAAGCGCGACAGCGGGAAGTACACGCCCTTGATGGCTTTGAAGAAGTCGGCGTCCATGCGCTTCAGCAGCTCGGCGCGGCGCTCTTCCCGCAACTCGCTGCGCATGATGCGATCGATGATCGCCTGCCGCACCGCAGCGTGATGCTTGCGGTAGTGGTCGCGCGCCTCGCGATAAACCTTCTGCGCTTCGGTCGAGAGCTGGCCGAACTGCGCCTTGAGCGCTCGGCTCTTGGCAAGGTCGTCGCCTGGCACGTACTCGACGGCGGAATCTGCGTCGATCTGCGCCAAGGTGGCGTCGTGCATCAAGTCGGCCAACTTGCCCTCATCGGGCAGCTTTCCCCAGCGGCGGGCGAGCTCGTCGGCAGCCGCACCCACATCGTTCTTGTCGGCTTCCATCTGCGCAGCGAGCCGATCGTACTCGGCCAGCGGCAGCACGTCGCCGTATACATCCACGATCTGCCGACGGCCAAGGAACTGCAGGCCCAACTTGAGCCAGTCGGTCAGCCTGTGCTTGCCGGCCCTCTTCACGTCCTGCACCGTGATCGCCTTCAGGCCAGCGCCGATGTTTTTGGCGGCCTGCTGTGCGTTTTCGAGGCCGGATCGGCTGAACTGCAAGTCATCTGCGCCACGCTCGGCAGTCTGCACAATGCTGCCGCGTATCTGCTGCTGCGCCATCCTGATGTTGCGCTTGTGCCAGAACGCCGCGCGCCCGGCATTCGGGGCGTCGTCGGTCAGGATGCGCTCGGCCACGCGCAGCACCTCAGACAGCGCAGTGTCGTTGCGCGCGCTCAAGCCCAGCAGGTTGCGCACCGCCTGAACGAAGTTCGACCACATCGAGCCCGAGCGATAGGGGATCGTCTCGAGGTAGGCTTGCGCCTCGCCGCTCGACAGCGCCCAGGCCAGCACCTCGTCATCGCTGCGGAAGGCGTTGTTCGCGCCCTCGCGCATGTCCTGCTCGAACTCGGTCAGCGTTGCCTTGCCGGCGTCTGCGGCGTCGAAGCGCTTGCGGATGTGCTCGGCAATCGCATCGGTCACGGCCATCAGGTCACGCGCATGCTTGCCGGCCAGCGAGCCCGGTGTCTGCGTGCCATGGAACACCATGCCGGCCGTGGCGGCATGCACCAGTTCATGCAGCAACACCTCTTCTTCCGTGCCGACCTTGCCGGTCACGTCCGCGCCGTTGAGCCACACAACGATGTCGCGGCCCTTCTCATCGAATCCGGTCTCCGTGTAGCCGCGCGCATTCACCATGCTCGCCGGGGCCATGTCGCCGCGGTGGACAATCTTCAGGTCGAGCGTAACGCCGGCTTTCTCCAGGCGCTGCAACTTCTCCAGCACCTTCTGCGCAACGGCCGCTTTCGCGCCGTCTTTCGAGCGCGTCAAGAACTGCGCCGCTTCGATCAGCGTCTTGCCCTCGATGGCAGACTGCACGCGCTGCGCTTCTTGTGCAGGCGCGTCGCCGACTGAGCGGCTGAACAGGATGTTGTCGTTGTCCGGATCGTAGTCGCCATTGTTGCCCACGGCGGACTTGATCTGCTCTGGGCGGAAGGCAACGAATATGTCAGTCGTAGGAGATGAGTGCGCATGACCTGTTGCAGAGTCTGTCGTATTGCGCAGCACTAGCCCATCATTCCCGTTTTTGATCGCCCTTTCAACTAGAGATGCGTATGTCTCATCTCGATACGTACCACCAGAAAACTCGTGGTATAGCGGGTTTTGGATTGACAGATACACCGGGTAGACAACACTTCCATTAATTCGCGTGGCGAGAAATTTTCGCTCCCTATCGCTATCTTCAGCAAGAGAATCCCATTCATAGAGGTCTTTTTTGTCGGCGTCTTGCTGCTCTTTTTTTAGTTCTGATATACGCCTTTCAATTTCTTCTTGCCTTGCGAGCAGATTTCTCCTGAAGCCATCTTTATCTTCGATGGCGTCAAGGGCTTTTTCTTTATCCTTCCTTCTTAGGACAAGACCAGCCTCAATGTTTTCCTTGATGAGCAGCTTTATTTCATTTGCTCTGCGAATATTTTCGCGATCAAGAAACGCATACGTACTTGCAACGTCGGGGTTGCTTGCGAAAAAGAATCCATTTTTTGCGCTTTTTGCTGATGTTGTTTCACCTAAACGACTGGCATCGAAAACAGAAAAGTCCGCTTGGGTGCCGTGATACACCACGAGCGGCTGCCCCCGCTCATCGACGACCTTCGAGTCACCGAACCAGCGGCGGAAGGCTTCGGATTGCGGGGCGCGCGATCCGATGCTCGCCTGAGCATTCGCCCGCCCGCGCACCTCGCCCGCGGCCGCCCGGTCAAGCCCGGCCATGGCGTAGCCCACGAAGTCATCCACGGTCATCGCCTTCGCGCCCAGCCCGTTGCGCAGCATCCAGGTGCGGATCATGCCGGCGAACGAGCGCAGGAAGTCGCCCACGCGCTTGCCAATCTTCGCGTCCACCCACTGCATGAAGGCGCCGTCGGCGAAGGTGTAGCCGGCGCTACGGCCTTCGATCACCGCTTGCTCCACGATGTAGGCGGAGGCTTCTGCGGCATTGCCCACTTCGCCCGCGCCGATCATGCGCAGCATCACGCGATCGAGGAAGGCGCGCAGATCCTCGTCTTTCAGGCCGTGCCGGTTGCGGACCATTTCCAGCGCGCGCGCGTCGATCTTCTGGCGCTGCTGGCCGTGCATCATCTCGTGCAGCATCACCGCGGTGGCTGTGACCGGGTTCAGGTTCGGCGCCACGAGGAAGGTCAGGCCGGTCTTGGGGTCGTAGAAACCGTTGAGCCGCCCAGCGCTCGAGAACTTGCGCATGGTCGAATCCAGCTTGCGCCCGGTCCGCTCGGCCACAATGCGGCCGATCTCGGCATTGTCGGCCGTTCCGACCACGATCACGCCCCCGCGCTTGCCGGCCCTGCCGCGCTCCAGCAGCTTGCTGGTGACGTCGGCGAGGCCATCGAACTGCAGGCGCATCGCGCGCACCAGCCCCTTTTCGGTGATGCCGATCCGCACTGCGTTGCGATCGCGCGGCAACGTCGCCGAGAAAGCCAGCGAGTCGCCAGCCGGATCCTGGCGCGCGAAGGTGCCATCGGCGTTGCGCAGCGGGTTGGCGGGGGCGAACTGCGCGGCGCGGTCGACAACAACATCGGCCGGCGCATCTGCGGGCGCGGCGCCCTCCTTCTCCTTCTCAATCACGACCGGCGGCACAAACTCGCGCTCTTCGTACATGGGCATGCCAACCTCGTCGGTCGCCTCCATGTACGGGATCAGGACTGTGCCCTTGTCGTCCTCGGCGATGACGAACCAGCCCTCCTTGCTGTAGCGGTGGCCGGTCACGATGTACGGCCGCTTGTTGCGGTGGACCTCGGAGTCGATCGGCGCACCCTGGCGTAGCCATGCCGGTGGTGGGACCGGGTTGATCTCGAGATCCTTTTCCAGATCCTGAAGCTGCTTGGTGATTCGCTCCAGGTCCGCCGCCTGGGCGAAGGGCTGATTCATCGCCGCGCGCATGTTCTCGGCGGTTGAGCGCTCCATGTCCCGGCGCTTGGCCTTGTTCTCGATGACCGACGGGAAGTTGCGCATCTTCGCCTCGGCGCCCGCAATGCCCTTGCCGGCGAACTCCTGCCCGAAGGCGTCGATCTGCGTGACCGGGGCGTCCATGTGCCGCGGCCACTCAATGCGCAGCGAATGGCCGGCATACTCGCCGACCGTCTTCAGGCTGTCGCCGATGCGAACGTTCGCCTCGATGAACGCCTGCAGCGCATCGGCGGCATCCTTGCGGGTGTCGTAGGTCGTGCCGTCGATGGTTGCCGCAAACGCCTGCTGCTGGCTTGCGATCAGCGCCTCGACGTTCGCTTGCGTGCGACTGTCGGCCAATTGCTTGAGCTCGCGAGTCAGGCGATCGGCGAGTTCCGCGCTGCTGCGCTCCTGGCGGCGCATGTCGGCGATGCCCTGCGTGTACATCCGCTCCTTGCGGTTCAGGGTCTCCAGCTTCTTCTGCATCTTGACGCGTTGCAGAATCCGCGGATCGCCGGCCGCCTCGGAGAAGGACTCCAGGATGTCGCTCTGCTCGTCGGCTGCGGCCTCGCCTTCGATCACCCGGGTGCCGGCGGCAGCCTTCATGAACGCGTTGATGAAGCGCTGCTTGACCGCGAGGATCTGCCAGCGCTTGCCGTCCAGCCGATCGGTCATGTAGCGGTACTCGAGCACCGTGTTCCACTGGTTGCCCTGGCGCAGCCCGCGGCCGTTGCGCTGCTCCAGTTCGCCCGGCATGTAGGGCGCGTCGACGTGGTGCATGGCGCGCAGATTGCGCTGCATGTTCACGCCCACGCCCAGCGTGTCCGTCGAGCCGATCACGACGCGGATCGTGCTGGCGTTCATCGCCTCGGCGATTTCCTTGCGACGCTCCTTGCTGGTCGAGCCATCCACGATAGCGATCTGCTCGCGCGGAATGCCGCCCTGAACCAGTCGCTCAACGATGTCGTGCATCGTGGCGAAGACGGGCACGGTAAATTTCTGCTTCTCGCCGTCATGAACGCCCGCGCTGCGGGTGGCCCTCTTGCCAAATCCGTTCTCGGAGAAGATGACTTGATTGGCGTTCGCGTGGCTGTTGTAGATCTCGAGCACGTTCTTGACGACGCGGCTGGCCTTGCTCGTCGGCTCGTCGGGCACCCTGCCCTCTTGCCCTGCAAAGCCCTCGTCGTCCAGCAAGCGCACATCGAAGCTCGCCTTGTTCGCGATCCCTTCGGTGATGATCGGCGAGCGCACATCGCCCGCCCGCATCCATTCCTTCTTCTGCTTGCCGGTGGCCGCCCGCCACTCGCGCGCGTACTGCTGGAGCCGGGTGAAGATCCCCATCTGCTCGGCGGTCATATCGGCCGAGTCGTTGATGACCTTCTTGTAGGGGCGGTCCTTGGCGCCCTCGGTGCGCCCGTTCAACAGCTCGGCGCGCTCGGCCTCGGTCAGCGCGGAGTCTGAGAGCTCCTTGCCATTGACCTTGCGCGGGCGCATCTCCGGCATGTCCTCGGCGAACACCGTGTCCATGTACTGCCCGACCATCGCGCGCAACTCAGGCACGTTCACGAAGCCCGCAAGGCGCGAGACCATTTCGTAGTCGCCGGCCGCCGTGAGCTCGACATCCTGGACCTCGGCGGCGAACGAGCCGAACCAGCCATCCCAATCTGCGATGGTTGCCTGCTCCATTTCGGCCTCCATCACGTACCGCATCTGGTGGTAAATCTCGGTGATCGTGTTTGTGATCGGCGTTCCGGTGAAGGTGTGGACGTTGCCGCCGTTGTTCATCTGGCGCACGTAGCGGGTCAGGAACTGCAGCGCAATCGAGCGGTTCGAGACCTGCGTATTGAGCCCCTTCATCTTCATGCGGGTGACGATGGGCGGCTTCTTGAACTCGTGCGCCTCATCCACCAGGATCATGTCGACGCCCAGGTCTTCAAAGGCGATCGCGCCTTCCTTGCTCGACTTCTGCGCCTGCTTCTTGATGTTCTCGATGATGCGCTTGCGGGCCTTGGCGAGCTCCTTGGCGGTGACGGAGCGAATCTTGGCGATGTCCTCGTCGTCGTCGAGGTCGATCGTTTCGGGGTTGATGTTGTCCTCGCGGGCGGCATCGAAGAACTCGGCCTCCAGCGCCTTGATGTCGTCCTCGGCCATCCGCATCATCGTTTCCTCGCGCAAGGCAAGGTTGCTGATGAGCGAGTGCGGAACGACGATAACGTCCCAATCGTCGTTGGCGATCTGCCGCAGGCGAATTTCCTTCTTGTCGCCCTGAAGGTTGTCGACGTAGAGCACGCGCGCCGACGGGTACATCATCCGAATCTCAGCCGCCACGGTCGCGCTGTTGGCGTTGTGCGCCAGCAGCATCGGTTTCTTGGCGATGCCGTAGCGCCGCGACTCGACGGCGATGCCGCCCATCGTGAAGGTCTTGCCGGTGCCGACCTCGTGCGCGTTGATGCTGCGCCGGTTCACGATCGCGCGCCAGATCGCATTGACTTGGTGCTGACGAAGCTGGAAAGCGCCGTTGCCCAGCGTGAGCGCCATGCCCTCGAAAGTCAGGAAGGAGCCGTCATAGGTTGGCGTCGCCCAGGCGTTGCGCGCCTCATTGTATTCGCGCTCCAGATCCTGTCGGCGCTCCGGGTCGCTCCACAGCCACGCGCCGAAGTCCTCGCGGATCTTGGCGATCCGCGCATTGGCCTCTTCGGTGCGCTCTGCGTCGTAAACGTCGTTGCCGTTCTCGTCCTTCGAAGTCAGGCGCAGCACCTGATTGCTGATGGCTGCCTGCACCAGCCGGCTGAACGGATACCCGGGCGTGCCGTAGTTGGCGGCGGCCTCGGGGATTCGGCTCAGCCCCGGCTCCATCTTCACCTTCCAGCGGCCGGCGCGGAACGAGACCTCAATGCCCTTCGGGCTGGATTGCCCCAGCATGTGCGCGATGTACTGCGCGTAGGCTTCATTCGGCACCCAGGTCGCGCCGAACTGCGTCTCGATGTTGAAGTACGGCACATCCTCGGGCATGACCTCCTTGAGCGCGGCGATGTTTGCACTCATCGCGGCGTTGCCATCGTCCAGCGCGGCCTGAGCCTCGCGCAGCTTCTGGCGGACGTTGCCCGACAGGTAGATGTCGGACGGCACCACGTCGCCATTCGGCGCTTCGAACACGGCGCCGCTGCCCAGCAGTTCGGCCTTGACGGCTTGCTCGGACGTGCCGGCGAGGCGCGCGACCTCGGCCACGCTCGGATTCACCGACTGGTTGCGCGCGAGCACGTAGGCGTCGCGCACGCTCGGGTTATCGAGCGTGCGGCGCCCTCGCGTAGTGCTGCGCTCCATGACCGCAGCCGGCGTGCCGTCGTCGTTCTCCAGGGCGGCGAGCTCAGCGAAGAACGGGTCGTTGATCCTTTCCAGGTACTCGAGCGCGAACGAGTCACGCAGTCCGCCGTGCGCCTTCACGAAGGCGTCGTATGCGCCCCGCAGCGCCTTGCGCGCATCGTTGGCCGGCCGGCCTCCGCGCTCGGCATCCACGAGCGCGGCGTGCTTCTTGCGAAGGTCGATTGCGGCGCGCAATTGCTGCTCGCGCACGGCGGTTTTCTTGGCGTCCTTCAGCGCGTATTTGCGCGCCTCGTTGGCCTCGACCAACTGGTCACCGACAGCGATCATCAGCCGATCGTTCACGAGCGCCAGCGCGCCGTGGCGCTCGCCGGTCTCGTTGGCGTAGTAGGTCAGGTGATCGACCTTGCCGCGCGGCAGCATGGCGCCCTGCGGCACGAGTTCAATCGCCTTCTGCAACTGCTCGGCCATGTTCTCGGGGCGGCGCACGATCATGCCGGCGCGGAACGTGTTTGTGCCGCTGCCAAAGTCCAGCGTGCCGATGATGTTCTGCGGGTTGTCCAGGTAGTAGCGGTTGACCTTGATCGTCTCGCCGGCTGGCGTTTTGTAGTCGCCCGT